GTCGCAGGATTAGGGCTTGCGCTTGTAGGCGCTACGAAGGCCGCTATGGAAGACCAAGCCGAGCAGGTACAGCTCGCGCTCGCACTCCAGAATGTCACTGGCGCGACCGACGCACAGATCGCAGCACAAGAAGACATGATTACAAAGATGAGTCTCGCGTCAGGCGTAGCGGACTCTGAACTTCGCCCGGCACTGGCGTCACTTGTACGCGGAACTAAAGACATTGAGGAAGCAAACAAAGCGCTAGCACTTGCACAAGACATCTCCGCAGGATCAGGCAAAGACCTTGCAACGGTCTCCGATGCTCTTGCCAAGGCTTACGGCGGAAACATGAAAGGACTTGCCGCGCTAAGTCCAGAGATTAAAGCAATGATTAAAGACGGTGCATCTTTGGAAGATGTAATGAATGTGCTTGGCGGTTCGTTCGGTGGGGCTTCTGCCGCAGCTGCCGCCACTGCCGAAGGCGGAATGAAGCGTCTCGGAATTGCTTTGGCAGAGACAAAAGAGTCAATCGGCGCAGCACTTATACCAGTAGTCGAAGCGCTCCTTCCGTACTTGATCGCCTTTGGCGCTTGGGCACAAGAAAACACAAAAGTCTTCCTCATTGTTGCAGGCGCGATCGGCGGAATCGCAATGACGATCTTGGCTCTCAATGCCGCTATGAAAGTTTATGCAGCCGCCCAGATGATCGTGAACGGCGTTGTAGCAGTGTTCAACGCGCTTCTATTTGCCAACCCTGTCACACTTGTCATCTTGGCGATCGTCGCGTTTATAGCGATCCTGACCGCGCTCTACTTCAAGTTTGAGACTGTCCGCAAGATCGTAGACACCGTCTTTGATGCAATGCTTGCAGGCGGTAAAGCAGTCTTTAACGGACTTACTACCTATTTCACAGCAATCTTCAACATCTACAAATCACTTTTTAACGGCATTGCAAAACTATGGAACAACACAGTAGGCAAGCTTTCCTTTGAGATCCCTTCTTGGGTTCCTGTCATCGGTGGCAAAGGCTTCTCCGTACCAGAGATTCCTTATCTGGCAGACGGTGGAATCGTGACAGGGCCCACGCTTGCAATGATCGGTGAGCGTGGCCCTGAAGCGGTCATCCCACTATCTGGACGCAATTCTGGAATGGGTAACTACACGATCAACATCACAGGCGGTCTTGGCTCGAGCGCAGAGATTGGCACAGCTGTCGTAAACGCAATCAGAGCGTTTAATAGGACGAACGGCCCTGCGAACATAGCGGTCGTCTAATGGCTGGCGTAGCGGTACTTGGGTCAGGTAACTACGACCTTGAGATTGATACAGGGTATGACTGGAATGCTTTCACACTTGACGACGATCTTAAAGGCGAACTAAATAACACCGAATATGTCCTTGACGGTACATCGCAATTTGCAAGCGTCCTAGACGGCGCAATTTCTCTTACAGCCAAGCGCGGACGCGCTAACACTGGCGACCAATTTGCTTATGGCACGATGAACTTCACACTTAACGACACTTACGCGGACGGAGTGTTTAACCCTTTTGATACGACCTCGCCCTATTACGATCCAAACAATAATCAGCCCGGTCTAGCACCGCTCCGCGAAGTCCGTTTTTCTCGATACAGCTCTACCAATGTCAAAGAACTTTTGTGGGTCGGCTACATCGTGAACTACGACTACACCTTTACGCTTGGCGGACTAGACACAGTGACCGTAAATTGCGCTGACTTCTCTTACCAGCTGGGACAGACCTTCCTTGCCGAATGGAATGTGGACGAACAACTTTCTAGCGCGCGCTTTGACGAACTTCTAGATCTGCCAGAAGTTGCTTACACAGGCGCTAGGAGCATTGAGACAGGCGTGGCGACCCTTGGCGGTGCAGCTGCTTACACAGTTGCCAACGGCACCTCGGTCGCAGGATACGCCAACAAAATTAATGAAGCCGAGCAGGGCAGAATCTTTGTAAATCGTGAAGGCACAATCGTCTTCCAGAAACGCATCGGACAGACACTTGGAATACCTGTCGCCGAGTTCCATGACGACGGTACGCAGATCGGCTACAGCGCCATTGACATCTCCTTCCAAGCGGACACGGTCGTAAACCGCGCATCGGTCGCACGCGTTGGAGAAAACACTCCAGAAGTTGCAGAAGACCTAGTTAGTCAAGCCGCTTACCTTGTGCAAACACAGTCAATTACAGACTCGCTTTTACATAACGACGCCGCAGCTTTAACGCTTGCCGAGTACCTAATTAGTCCAGATCCCGAAGCACGCTTTAACTTTTTAGGCACAGAGTTTCCCGGCACACCTGCACTAGACCAAGACACACTTGCGCTCCTCGATGTAGGCGACGTGATCTCTATTGAAAAGTCAATTACGACTTCGGCAGGCTTAACTCAATTTGCGCAAAATCTAACAATTGAAGGACTTGAGCACAGGCTTACTTTGTCGGCTGGTCACGCAGTTACCTACTTTACTTCACCAACCACAATCGTCTATGAGCTTATTTTGGACGACTTGGTATATGGCACACTTGACGCAGAAAATGTCTTAGGATAGAAGCATGCCATTGACGACTTATACCGCTGGACAGGTGCTCACCGCGTCGTCGCTTAATGCAAACCTAAGTTTCGCTTCAACAAATGGCGGTCTTGTTTGCGTAAAAGCCCAAACCGCGTTTACGGCAGTTACAACGCTCAATGTGAATAGCGTGTTTACATCGGATTACTCAAACTACAAAATTCTTTTGTCTTTGACTGCTGGCAGCGGAAGTATCACAATGCGACTTCGTGCAGCAAGTACAGACACGACTACAAATTATAAAACAAGAACTATTTACGGTACTTCATCAACTTTATTTGCAGCAGACGCAACAGGTACAGACGACTTTTATTTGTTTGATTATGACGCACAGGGCGGAGGCGCAGAAATAAGCGTTATTGCACCCCAACTGGCACAAGGCACGACAATATCTACGATAACTTTTGGGTCATCTGGCGCAAGCGGATATATTTATAATGTTGCTGGTTATCAAAACTCATCAACACAATTTGACGGCTTTAGTATGTTTCCAGCAACGACTGCAATGACTGGCACATACGCCGTCTACGGATACTCTAAGACGGTATGAGCATGAAAATCCACGACAACGGCGTAGACCGCGACATGACCGAACAAGAAGAAGCCGCTTATTTGGAATGGCAAAAACAAAAACAGGCACACGCTAAAGCACAAGAAAAAGCAGAAGCAGAAAAAGCCACTGCTCGACAGGCCGTACTTGACAGGCTAGGAATTACAGCCGATGAAGCCGCGCTGTTACTCGGCTAATGATGACTGTCAATAACCTTCCTAAGTTTGTCATTCTGCTAGTCGGACTGCTCTGTCTCACCGCGCTAATGATCGCCGACAAGATCGACATGGCTTCAGGCGTCCCAATGCTCACAATGATTCTCGGCTACGCAATCGGCAACGGAGTAAACGCTAAACAAGGCAACGAATCCTCGAATGTCTTCGGCAAAAAGCAGAAATGATTCCAGCAAACTTTAAAATTCCAAACTCCAGACCGTACACAGGAAACTCCGACGGAGCCGCAGCTGGCCCCCGGCAAGGAATGGACGAATGGATCCGACAAGCAATTAAGTACGGCGACGCAGCCTTCTGGAACAATGGGTCGTGGGGCGTAAGAAATATGCGCGGATCCGAGAATCTATCAGTGCATGCCACAGGGCGCGCAGTAGATCTTTCATATCGCAAGAGCGAGCAGCATCCAACAGCTAATCGCAAAGGCACGATGGACTTCTTCAACATCGTTACAGCGAACGCCAACGCGCTTGGACTTGAATGCATACTTGACTACCTCCTGAAGCCCTACGGACGCGGCTGGCAATGCACTCGACAAGCATGGAGCAAATACTCAAAGCCAACCATCCACGGCGCACCCGGCGGAGACTGGCTTCATGTAGAGATCTCACCAGCAATGGCAGACTCTCCAGCCCTTGTAAAACAAGCCTTTCAGAGAGTGTTCGCCGAAATCCCCCAATAGCGCACACAGATCCTCTATGGTCGAAGAACCGACGATAGGAGTGAAAACATGACCGAACCGAAAGTCTTCATCTATGAAATTGGTAGATGCAATTTAGACAACGGACAAGAGATCCTTGTTCAGATCTTTCGCCACGAAGACACCCACAAAATCATCCGCGCACAAATCGCCTTCCGCACCTTGGCAGGAGATTCTTGGGGCGTCCCTACAGAATTGAGTTTTGAAAAATGAGCTATTTAACGATCAAAATCTTCGCATGGGTAACTATAGGGCTATGTCCTTTTGTGCTCCTCTGGGACGCTTCTAAGCCGCCTGA